GCGAACATCGGGCTTGCGCTCGGGTGGGCTGCTAAGGGCGTTGATGGTTTGGCGCGGCGTTGCAACCTGGAGAAGATGATTTGGGCGGGCGGCGATCTTGAGTCGCTGGGCATGTCTGAGCTTGAGGAAAGCAATTTCCTGTTCTCGGAAATCTCGCAGGCGCGCACCGATTCTCTGCTTCATGGCGTGGCCTACCTGATTACAACCAAGGGCGACGAGTCCGAGGGCGAGCCGGCATCGTTGGTGCACGCTAAGGACGCTCTGAACGCTTACGGCGAGTGGAACACGCGGCGTCGGTCCCTCGATAATCTTTTGTCGGTCACGTCCCGCGAGGACGGTAAGATCACTGGCTTTGTCCTGTACCTGGATGGGCTGACGATTAACGCCGACAAGGTGGACGGCGAGTGGCAGGTGTCGCGTTCCGATCACCCTTGGGGCGTCCCTGCTGAGCCCCTGGTGTATCGCCCGCGTGGTTCCCGCCGGATGGGCCGGTCGCGCATCACGCGCCCCGTCATGAGCCATCAGGATTCGGCGCTGCGGTCACTGGTGCGCCTCGAAGGTCACATGGATGTCTACACGATTCCGAAGCTGATCCTGCTGGGCGCTGACGAGTCGATCTTCAAGAACCCTGACGGTTCGGCTAAGGCATCTTGGCAAATTGCCCTTGGGCGAACCTTTGGCATCCCGGACAACACCGAGGACTCGCAGGCTGACAATCAGCGTGCCGATGTGAAGCAGTTCGATGCGATGTCCCCCGAGCCCCACCTAGCGCAGTTGAATGCGCTGGCTAAGTTGATGGCGCGCGAGACTGACCTGCCTGATTCGGACTTCGCGCTAACTGACATGGCGAACCCGACGAGTGCCGATTCTTATTCGGCGTCTCGGGAGAACCTGATTTCTGAGGCTGAGGGCACGATGGATGACTGGTCGGTTCCGATCCGTCGCACTGTGAACCGGGCCCTTGCGATTCAGAACGGGCTCACTGAGGTTCCCGAGGCGTGGGGCTCCATTGAGGCTAAGTGGCGCTCCCCTATCTACCTGTCTAAGGCGGCTGCGGCCGATGCTGGCGCTAAGCAGATCAGTGTTGTTCCGTGGCTTGCTGAGACGGAGGTCGGGCTCGAGCTGCTGGGGCTTGATGAGCAGCAGATCCGGCGGGCGATGGCGGATAAGCGGCGCGCTGCTGGGCGTGCTGTTGTGGCTGCCCTGACACCGCCGGTGCCGCAGGCTAATGCTAACGGCGGCTGACTCTAAGGCGGCGCTACAGCTCGTAACCGCCGGCGCTGTCAATACGGTCACATCCCTACTCGGCAGGTCTTCCGGCACGCCGGAGCAGCGCCGAGCATTACTGCTCGATGGAGTCCCTGAGATTGTCGCTTACTACTCTGCGGGGTCTTCTGCTCTTGCGGCTGACTTCTATGACGATGAGCGGGAACGTGCCGCACCTCCGAAGTTGTATCTTGCGGAGCCGATCATCATTGACCGCACGGAGAAGCTGCGTCGGGCTGTTGTCTGGGCGGCTGATCCGTTGTTCGCCGATGACCCGGCTGCTGCTGCGGGGCGGCTTGCTGATGTTGTGCAGTTGGAGTCGGCGCGTCCGTTCCGGGACACGGTGCTGACGAACCGGCGGCGGGATCCTTCCGCGGTCGGTTGGCGGCGGGTGACTAATGGCGGTTGCAAGCTTTGCGTGATGCTCGCCTCTAGGGGCGCGGTTTACACCGATCAGACGGCCAGGTTCGCGACTCACGGGCACTGCAAGTGCACTGCACAGCCGGTGTTTTCGTCTAACGATTACGGCGACGAGGCAAACGCTATGCAGTACGTTGCGAGCCGTAAACGCAGGACGCCGGAGCAGCAAGCGAACCTCCGCGAATACCTGAACACCAACTTTTCAGACTTCCCCGGATAACTGGGGGCAGCGCTACGGTCGCGCTTCAAGACCGGTCCAATGTCCGACGGGACGGAAACGGGGCAATCCGATGAGTAACGAAACCACGAACGCCGAGCAGCAGGCCGCACCGGAAGGCGCGCAGGAAGCTGAGCAGCCGTCACCGGGGCAGTCGTTCACGCGGGCTGACGTTGACCGCATTGTTCGCGAGCGGCTGGCGCAGCAGGCAAAGAACAAGTTCGGCGACTATGACGACCTGCGTTCCAAGGCTGGCGAAACCCAGACCCTGGAGCAGCGAGTCAGGGAAATGGAAACCCGGGCGCAGCAGGCCGAAGCGGTGGCGCTTCGGTCCAGCGTTGCGGCTGAGTTTGGTATCAGCACGAAGAAGGGCCCGAAAGGCGAGCCGTCTGACGCTGACCTGTTCCTCACCGGAGCGGACCTCGACACCCTCACCGCGCAGGCGCAACGCCTTGCGGGTCGGGTAGAAGACCGCAAGAAGCAAGGCAACTTCGCCCCGAAGGAAGGCCAGTCCCCGAGCACCTCGGGTGATGGCGCAGACCTTCGGGAATTCACCAAGAAACTTTTCAACAAGGAATAGGAGGCCCTCGTGGCCGCTCTTACCACTGGTTCACTGACCATCCCCACGCAGCTGCTCGATCCGTGGGTGAACAACATCCACAAGGGCTCGACCATTTCCCAGCTCTCGGGTGCAACCCCGATGAAGTTCGGCAAGGGCGAGGCGTTCGTTTTCGATTCCGGCGAAGCTGAGTACGTCGGCGAAGGTGCGAACAAGTCCTCGAACGACATCACGAAGACGACCCAGACGGTCGAGAACTTCAAGTTCCAGAAGACCATCCGGTTCACGGAAGAAGTCAAGTGGGCCGACGAGGATCACCAGCTCGGAGTTATCCAGCAGATCCTCGACCAGATCCAGCCGGCGCTTTCCCGCGCACTGGATTACGGCGTCATTCACGGCATCAACCCGAAGACCGGCGCCGTGGTTGCCGGGATGACCCAGAAGCTCGTCAACGCGACGACCTCTGTCGAGTACGCCGCAGCCGACGCACCCTATGTGTCCACTGATGCTGCTATCGCCGCCCTGCTCGCCGCAAACGGTGTCCCCAATGGCATCGCAATGGATCCCAAGTTCGCAGCGCGGATCTCGGCTCAGCGCATCGCCAGCACCGGGCAGAAGCTGTACCCGGACTTCACTTTCGCCAACGAGTCCTCCGTATTCGAGTCCCTGCGTGCAGCGACCTCGAAGACGGTCGGCGCTACCGGCGTCGCCGCTGTGGACACGAAGCTCCGCGCCATCGTGGGCGACTTCACCGCTGTCCGCTGGGGCGTTCAGAAGGCTATCGGCCTGGAGCTCATCGAGTTCGGTGACCCGGACGGCAATGGCGACCTGAAGCGCAACAACCAGATCGCTTTCCGCGCTGAGGTTGTTTACGGCTGGGGTATCGCTGAGATTGACCGCAACTTCGCCAAGATCGTGGACGCGGTCTAATGCCGCGTCTGCGTAACGAGTTGACCGGTGCGGTGATGACCGTCGCTGACTCCACTGCCGCCCTTTTGGATGGCGAGTGGAAGCCTGTTGCGGTCAAGGTCGCAGCGGAAGACAAGCCGGCGTCTCGCCGCGCACAGTCCAGCAAATAGTAGAAGGGGGCGGTCATGTCTGTGACGCCAAATATGCTTGCGGTCGCTCTAGGGATGGCCGTCCCCGAGCCGGGGTCTGTCACTGAGCAGCAGTGGCAGATGTGGGTTGATGATGCGCTCATGCTCATCGACGCCAGGCGTGTCTTGCTCGGCGCTGAGGCGCCGGATGAGGCGCGGCTGGATTACGTTGTGCGTGAGGCTGTCGCGGCGCACATCAAGCGCCCGGACGACGCAACGCAGGTCACGGTTGCTGTCGATGATGGTTCGTCTTCCCGGTCTTACAAGTCTGGGAAGGGTCGCGTCACGATCCTTGACGAGTGGTGGGCGCTGCTGGGGCTGGTTGAGACTAGCGGCGCCTTCTCGATTGACATGGTGAGCACCTATTCGAGGCATCTGCCTTGGTGTTCGCTGATGATGGGCGCGAACTATTGCTCCTGTGGCGTGGACATTGCCGGGTATCCGATCTATGAGAGCGACGGCCTGTGAGCTTCGCGGAGGACGTTATAGGCGTCCTGCCATTCTTGAGGACGCAGGCCGAGTCCCTGATGATCGACGCGTGCACCGTGACCCGCCCAGGTGACCCAGTTACGGACCCGGAAACGGGCAACGTCACCCCGGGCTCAACGTCCGTCTATAGCGGCCCGTGCAAGGTGCAGCAAACCATTTCCCAGGCGTCGAATCCGAACGCGGGCGGTCATGCGTTTACGGTGCAGGATTCGCGGGTTGATTTCCCGGTGAACGCTGGTCCGTTGATGGTGGATGACGTTGTGACTATGACTGCTTCGGTCCTGGATCCGCAGCTTGTGGGCTCAACGTTCCGGGTTGTCGAGTTGTTTCATAAGTCGATGGCTACGGCGCAGCGGACACGGGTTGAGCAGGTGACGGAGTGAGCGCGGACGCGTCGGAGCTTGACGGTTTGGCGAGGGCGTTTCGTGCGATCCCGGCGGCGATGGTTCCGAAGCTGCGCGGCGTGGTCGCGAGGTCGGCACTGAACACGAAGAAGCTAATGCAGGCGGATGCGCGGAACTCGAAGCACTTCAAGCAGTTGGCGCCCACGATCAGCTACGACCTGAAGGTGCACGAGTTCGGCGGCGACGGTGTGATTGAGGCCGAGATTGGGCCAACCCCGGGCGGCTCAGGCTCACTCGCTGGCATCGCATACTACGGCACGTCTCGCCCTGGTGGCGGGACGGTTCGTAACCCGGAGGACGCGATGCTCGAGGAAGCCCCGAACTTTTACGAGTATTCGTTCAAGGCGACGGAGGGTTTGCTGTGATCAAGGAGCATTATGACGCGGTGAAGGCCCTCCTGCCTGCGGGCTTGACGGTTTATCGCGGCTCGGTTCCCAGTACGCCCACTTACCCTTACGTGGTTTTGTGGGGTGATCTTGGCGAGGAGTCCAGCGGCGGCCCTGATGGTGACAGCCTGCAAGATGTGCCGGATGTTCTGTCGTTGCGCCCGCGGGTGACGTATGCAGGCCTGACGTTCGATTCGGTGCTGATCGTCGCCAGGAACGTGCGTGCGGCCCTGAATCGCAAGACTCCCGTGGTTGCCGGTTGGCGCCCGGGGAAACTGCGACAGTCGCCCCTGATGGACGTTCAGACGGACACGAGCGTGACCCTCACTGGCGGCGCTAATCCGGTGTTCGCTGTTGACGAGTTCGCGCTTGTCTCTACCAAACTTTGACCGAAAGGCTGCTCATGACTGAGTTCATTGACGCTTACTCGAAGACGACCGGGGCTAAGCAGGTGGTTCCCGCCGCATGG